GACGACATTTTGAAGGACGCTACTTGCGACTTCGACCCTACGTCTACCGTTACCTTGACCGAGCGTGTTTTGACCTTGGAAGAGTTCCAAGTTAACTTGCAAATGTGCAAAAAGGACTTCGAGCAAACTTGGCAAGCCGTTGAGATGGGCTATTCTGCGTTCAAGAATATCCCTGCTTCTTTCACCGACTTTTTGATTGCTTACGCTGCCGAGCGTGTTTCTGCCCGCATCGAGCAAAACATCTGGGCTGGTGTTAACGCATCTTCTGGCCAGTTCGCAGGTTTCCAAACTTTGTTCGCTGCTGATTCTGACGTTATCGACGTAACTGGTACTACCGTTACCGCTTCTAACGTTATCGCTGAATTGGGCAAAGTGGTTGACGCTATCCCTGCTGCTTTGTACGGCAAGCCTGACGTTTACTTGTACGTTTCTCAAAACGTAGCCAAGGCCTATGTACGTGCTTTGGGTGGATTCGGAGCATCTGGCTTGGGTGCTAACGGTCTGGACAACAAGGGTACTATGTGGTACGGCGACCAGCCTTTGTTCTTCGACGGAATCCCCGTTGTATTGGCAGAAGGTTTGTCTTCTAACCGCATCGTTGCTGCTCAAAAGAGCAACTTGTTCTTCGGAACTGGCTTGTTGAGCGACAAGAACGAGGTTCGCCTGATTGATATGGCCGACATCGATGGTTCACAGAACTTCCGCTTGGTTATGCGTATGAGCGCAGGCATCCAGTACGGTATCGGTTCCGACATCGTTTACTACGCCTAATCGTTCTTAAATTCCTTGAAGGGGGTGGTGGTGTAATAACGCCCCACCCCTTTCTTTTTTAACTTACTAAATAAAAACAAAATGGCTTGTGCTTTATCCCTTGGCCGTATCGAACCTTGCAAGGACGTTGTAGGTGGTTTGAATGCGGTTTACTTTTTGAACTACGCAAACCTTACGGTGACTTACGATGCTACCAACACGGATGCTATCGACACGTTGGGAAGCGGATTGACCGCTTACAAATACGAATTGAAAGGAACCTCCTCTTTCGAGCAGGCAATCACTTCAAGCCGTGACAACGGAACCACGTTCTTCGACCAGACCTTGAATTTGACCTTGCACAAGTTGAGCAAGCAGTCACACAAGGAAATTAAGTTGATGGCCTATGGTCGTCCGATTGTAATCGTTGAAGACCGCAATGGCAACTTCTTCGTTGCTGGTTTGGAACACGGTTGCGAGGTTACTGGTGGCACTATCGTTACTGGTGCTGCTATGGGCGATATGAGTGGTTATACCTTGGTATTGAACGGACAAGAGCCAGTTCCTGCGAACTTCTTGGATGGCACTTTGTCTGCTGCTGGTATTTCAACTATTGTAACTGGTTCTGACTTTTGATTATGAATACTAAACAAAGCATTTACAATATCTTGGCTTCAAAGCCAGTCAAGGTTGAGTTGGCCTTGGTTGATGAGTTGAAGACACGGATTGCTGAATCTAAAAAGGCAATAGCTTCAGTAAAGCAAAGCGAGAAAGCCTTACTTGATTTGTTTGACACTGCGGCAAAGTTTGCAAGTGACTTGCAATCTGAATACGGTGTTTCGACGTCTCTTAATAACGTAATTGACCGCTCGATTGAGCGCACACAGATTGCAGCAAAAGAGCTTGGCGTGGATTTTAATTCAATCAATGAAGTAAAACAACTTCAGTCCATTCAACAAGAATTACTTAAGTCCTTGTTGAGTGCTGAAGGAACATTGAAAGCGTATCGCTCACTTTAACAAAGAAAGCAATTTCAGAAAGGCCACCTTCGGGTGGCTTTTTTGTTTGTAAGAAAAACAAAACGACTGCCTTGGGTTAATTAAAATATGAACATCTTAACAACAAGCGCATCGTCTCAAAACCTCGTTATTATTCCGAGGTCGTTTCCTGCTTCGGTGGTTGTCAAGTTAACCAACGAGTCAACGAACACCACGCAGCAACAGACGATAACTCCAACGTCCGCAAATGGCTATATGACCATCGCAGCGGCTTGGACGTTAGCAGAGGCCAACTTCTACTTGTTGGAAGTATTTAGCGGCTCTAATCTAATCTACCGAGGTCGTGTATTCTGCACCAACCAAACGAACTTCGAGAAGTACACTGTTAACTCTGGCGTGTACACGCAGGAGACCGCTGGGGATAATACATTTGTAATTATATGAGCAACGTAAGATTTGTAGCAATGAACTCCTACGTTAAGCCCGAAATTAAAGAGGTGGCTAACAAGGGATGGGTAGAGTATGGAGACGACAACAACTACTTCCAGTATTTGATTGACCGCTACAACGGAAGCCCGACCAATAACGCTATCATTAATGGCATTATTGATATGGTGTACGGCAAGGGTCTTGGAGCAACAAACGCCGCCCAAAAGCCCGACGAGTACGCAATGATGATGGCCTTATTTTCCAAGCAGACCGTTTCACGTGTTTGTTCGGATTTTAAGATGATGGGCAACGCTGCGTTTCAAGTTATCTACAACAAAGACCATTCCAAGATTGTAAAGGTCGAGCATATCCCCGTTGAGACGCTACGAGCCGAACGTGCCAACGAGAAGGGCGATATTCCCGCTTACTACTACGCAAAGAGCTGGGATGCCGTAAAGGCACGTAAGGAAGAGCCAGTGCGGATTGACGCCTTCGGAATGTCAAACAATGGCATCGAAATACTTTACATCAAGCCATACAAAGCAGGATATTACTACTACGCACCAACCGACTACCAAGGCTCCTTGCCTTATGCCGACTTGGAAGAGGAAGTAGCCAATTACCACATTAACAATATCAAGAACGGGCTTGCGCCTTCGATGCTGGTTAACTTCAATAACGGAATCCCAACCGAGGAAGACCAGACGCTAATCGAGCGCAGGATTGCAGACAAGTTTTCTGGTAGCTCGAATGCTGGTCGGTTTATTTTGGCATTCAACGACAACAAGGAACTCGCAGCAACAATCGAACCCGTACAACTGTCCGATGCAAGCGACCAGTACCAGTTCCTGTCTACGGAATGCACCCAAAAGATTATGGTAGGCCACAGGGTGACTTCTCCGATGCTTTTGGGCATCAAGGATAACTCTGGACTCGGCAACAACGCAGAGGAGCTTAAAACGGCTTCTATTCTGTTTGACAATATCGTTATCCGTCCGCTTCAGGAAATGATTTTGGATGCCATCGAGCAAATCCTTTCATTTAACCAAGCAACTCTAAATATCTATTTCAAGACCTTGCAGCCGTTGGAGTTCAAGGAGGAAATTGTTGCCCCTACGGACGTGGTGGAGGAATCAACAGGAATCGAGGATAGCAGCTTTAGTTTATCTTCTGACGTTACCGATGCTCAACTGGAGGAGGTATTCGACCGCCTTGCCGAGTTTGGCGAAGATGAGGACTTGGAGAACTGGGACTTGGTAGATGAGCGTCCTGTTGAATACGAGCAAGAGGCGTATTTAGATTCACTGCTAAAATTAGCCAAAACAGGAGACGCATTCCCGAACGCCAAAAGCGAGCAGGACGGAGTAAGCAAGGATGGACGCAAGTATAAAATCCGTTACGCCTACGCTCCCAACTCCGCAAAGAGCAACAGCCGAGACTTCTGCAAAAAGATGGTAAACGCAAAGAAGGTCTACCGTAAGGAGGACATCGAGCGGATGGGTAAGCAGGAGGTTAACGCTGGCTTTGGCCCTCGTGGTGCTGCTAACTACGACATCTGGCTGTACAAGGGAGGCGCACGTTGCCACCACTTCTGGATGCGTAAGACCTACTTGGCAAAGGCCGAAGGCGTAACGCCAGACGCTAAAAACCCGAATGCTGATATTTCGGTTAACCAAGCCCGCAAAGCAGGAGTTGATTTGCCAAAGAACGACAAGAAGGTTGCTACCCGCCCTGTTGATATGCCAAACGAAGGTTTCCTTCCAAAATCTAAAAAGTAATGCCAACTGCGCTTTTTATCAAACGAGAAGATATTGTACGAAATACGGCAATTTCGGGCAATGTAGATACGGACAAGTTTCTGCAATTTATTAAGATTGCCCAGCAGATTCACGTCCAGAACTACACGGGAACCAAGCTGTACGACAAGATCTCAAACGAAATCCTAAACGACACCTTGGCTGGCGACTACTTGGCTTTGGTGGTGGACTACATACAACCTATGCTAATTCACTTCGCAATGACCGAGTACCTGCCATTCGCAGCGTACACCGTTGCCAACGGGGGAGTATTTAAGCATATTAGCGAGAACTCAACAAACGCAGAAAAAATTGAAATCGACTATTTAGTTGAGAAGGAGCGGACGATAGCGCAATACTACGCCCAACGCTTTATCGACTATATGGCCTTCCATTCAACCGAATTTCCCGAATACAATGAAAACGTCAACGAGGACATCTACCCAGACCGAGACAACCGAGCGTCTTCGTGGGTGCTATAAGCCAAAGCAAGAGAATATAAATAAACTACGCAGTTATTTAAGCAAAGATGGCAAATAATATCGGATGGGGGCAGGTCTACTGCTCAACTGAATGGGGAGACGAGGACTACAACACCCGCAGCTTGGGCTTCGATGGTGTGCCTGCGTGCTTTAACAACGCCTACACCTATGCAGAGGCATACGAGATTCGTGTGCTTGCGGATAGCGGTATCGTGGAGGGTTTTGAGTGTTTGGAAAATGCTATTGACGAATTAAACTTTAACTGATGAGTAGTTTTTACGATGATGCTTCGCTTGTTGTTATACCAAGCGGCTACAAGACAAGCAAGATTTACGCAGAGAAGCCGACTGATGGTTCGGGCGATTTAACTTTTACCCGTGCTTCGGGTGCTACCCGTGTTGGGCCAAACGGCCTTATTGAAAAGGTGCGGACTAATTTAATTTTGCAAAGCCAAACCTTTGAGAACGCATCTTGGGCAAAGGTTGGAGTTGGTACGGGTCTTGCCGCAGTAGTTACCGCAAACGCTGGCGCTGCACCCGATGGCACTACGACCGCAGATAGAATTGTTTTTAATACTGGTGCGGGAACCACAAGCAGCGATAGGTCTATTTTTAGGCAATCGGTTTCAATTACCGAAGGTTGTAACCTCAGTTTTTACATTAAGTCAAATACTGGCAGTTCACAAAGTATTGGTTTTCACAATGGTGGGCAAATTGATATAGTTACCGCAACAACATCTTGGCAGCGATTTTTTGTCAACGTGTCGTCTTCCGTTTCTTTTGTCGGTTTAGAAAATAGGGGCGACAACGCAACCGCTGGAACTTGTGACGTGCTTGTGTGGGGCGCACAATTAGAAACAGGCGACATCGCAACAGACTACATACCCACCACCACCGCAGCCGTAAGCGTTGGGCCAGTTAGCAACGTACCCCGTCTTGACTATTTAGGTAGTTCTTGTCCACGTTTAAATTTGGAACCCCAGCGGACAAATTTGGTCACGTACTCGGAGTCGTTTAACAATGCTGCCTGGCAGAAAGTACGTTCAACAATTACGACAAACGCAGCAACGGCTCCAGATGGTACATTAAGCGCAGACACGTTTACTGATACTACGTTTACAAATATGTCTAGTGCAATAGATACGCCTATTGGTGCGACTGTTTCCCAAGCATACACGCATAGTATTTTTGTAAAGGCTGGAACGGCTCCATTTATTTACATAGGGCTATATGATATTGCGGGTTATCATTGCATTCTAAATGCCTCAACTGGGCAAATTACATTTACTACTTCTGGCGCAACTTCTTCGGTAGTTTCTTACGGCAATGGCTGGTATCGGCTTTCAATTACACGCACGGTTGCAGCGGTAACTATTTACCCATATTTTGGAGTTTGCCAGTTTTCTAACACTATTGACTATTCTGGTACGGGGGCTTACACAGCACAATTTTGGGGCGCACAAGTGGAAGCAGGAGCCTACGCCACCAGCTACATTCCAACGCTTTCCGCAAGCGTTACCCGTGTGGCCGATGCTGCCTCAAAGACGGGCATAAGCTCTTTGATTGGGCAGACGGAAGGCGTTATATTTTTGGACTTTGTAGCAAGCGCACAAAATCAAGACGGTGCTGGTTATGGCACAGTAACCATTTTTGGAACTGCTACCGACAATATCCAATTGTACAATATTGGTACCACGTTATACTGGTATGCAAGAAACACGGCTGCGCTGCTTATTGACCAAGAGGCAAACCAAACACTTGTGGCTGGGCAACGCTATAAAATAGCTTATGCTTACAAGTCTGGCGATTATGTTTTGTATATTAATGGAGTTCAAAAAAGAACATATACTGGCTCAGCAGTACCAGCGGTTTCGCAGTTTAATCTTTGCGGGACAGGCTTTGGTGTAGCAGCCGCAGGTGTAAAAAATGAATTTAGCCAAATGTTATTATTCAAGACCCGTCTAACAAACGCCCAACTGGCAGAGTTGACCACGTTATGAGTTCCTGGACTTCGTTTGATAAGGTACTGCACTTCGTAGGTGGTGCAATACTTTATCTTATTTCGGGTAGTATGTTGCTCGTGCTTGTCGCAGCAGCAGGCAAGGAATTAATAGACGAAATACGATACGGAGGATTTGACTACAAGGATTTGATTGCAACACTATTAGGCGGATTATTTACTTACTTACTATGGAATTTTTGAAGTACGAGTTTGCTGATTGGGCAACAGCCAAAAAAGCAATAGAGAAGACCACCACCTCACTGGATGGCATCACGGAAACAACGTGGAATACGGACCTCGTAGTGGCCGTTGTAGAACTTGGGCATATCTGCACCCAATGGGAAACAAACGAGCAAGGAGAGCAGGTCTGCGTTGCCGAGAATCCAAACTATGCCGTTGACATCCTTTGGCAAAACGAACCGCTTGCCGCCTATGCTGATTCGGTTGTATGGCCTGCGCCTTGCGGCATTCACATTTTTGCAGGATGGGAGGAAGTTTACGCTGCTGAATACTGCGCTGCCAACCCAGATGCCGCCTATTGCCAACCCCCAGCCCCGATTGAGCCGTGAAGCACGATAGTACAAGCGCAGTGGCAACGAGTTGGTCTTTGGCCGTTGGAGGTCTAACGATTGCCGAGGTACACCAAATTGCAGGAATGATAGTAATGCTAACCTCCTTCGTTTACACCTTGTGGCGTTGGAGCCGTGACATTAAGAATGATAGATAGAATTTTTAGAAACCCAAAGACAACCGTAATAGGGCTTATCTTAATTTCGTTTGGAGGTATTCTCGTTTGGTACGAGAAAGCGTCTCTAACGGAGTTTAGTGCGTTCCTGATGGGTGGATTTGCATTAATGATGACAAGAGATGGCGAAGCAGCAGGAAACGCAAAAGAAGTCAAAACCAAAACTCGGAAGACACACCAAAAGCCCGAACAAGGGGGTGACGAGTAAGAAGTACCGAGGGCAGGGAAGATGATTTATTCAAAGGAATTTAAGGAGCAGGTGCTTGCCGTCTATCCCGAAGGCCATAACCACCACGACTACGTTGTAAGTGCTTTAGAATCTAACAATGCCTTCTTGGGCAGGATTCTTGATGACACCAATAAACGATTGTACGTTATCTGGTGTGATGAGTATGCTCAATATGTAAAGTAAAATTGCCATAAAATGCAACGCAGGGCGAACAATGTCCGATTTAAGTCACAAATCTTCGCATAATTGTGCGATATAAGACACGTTAACTCGGAACCAGTTAGAGTTACTGCATAAAATTTATCAAAAATGAAGCTATCTGAAAATTTCAGTTTGAGCGAGTTCACCGAGACCTCAACAGGGCTACCGAACAAGCCAAGCCAAGAGGCGATAACCAATTTGAAATACTTGGCTCAATACGTCCTTCAACCAGCAAGAGACAAGTTTGGGCCTATTGAAATTACAAGCGGCTACCGCTCCGAGAAGGTGAATGCAGCAGTTGGGGGCGTAGGAGCAACAAGCGACCACCTATTCGGACGAGCAGCAGACATTCAGTGCGAGGACTTGGCTTCTGTATTTGCGTTTATACGCAAGCAGACGCATTTTAAGCAGCTCATCTGGGAGTTTGGTACAGACAAGCAACCTGCGTGGATTCACGTAAGCTACGACGTTAATAACAACAAAGGAGAAATATTAAAAG